GCGAGTGCATCAAAAAGGCAAAGGCGGCCGGCTATATGGATGTTGCGGCAGTCAGCCCGGAGCAACCAGAAACAAAGCCGACCAAACCTGCACACGAACGTCCGTTTTGACCAATGTCGTTGTGGCGGGTCGTAATCGTGACCGTTCTGTGCATCGGAACGGTCATCGCGCTTGGTTCTATCAACATTTGGCTCGGCGTGCTCTCGATGCCGATTCTCTACAGCATCCAGAAGTCGCTATTGTCCAAATAGGCTGTAGCGAGCTTGCTCCTCTGCCGTCATGCCACCGGTGAGTAGGCCAGGAGACATTTGCGCCACGCCTGGCGTGGCCAATGACTGGCCCGCATTTGATAGCAGTCCAGCGCGGACCCCTTGTCTGAGGAGCGGATAACCCAACCACCACGGCTCGCGCGACAGTGCCGCGGTGCCAGCGCCGAGAATTACGTCCGTATTTCGGACTGAACCGCTATCGAGGATCTCACGCGCCGCTTTCGGGAATGCCTGACCAAAGCGAGCGGCCGTCAGAAGGTCGCCAGATAGAGGTTTATCCTTTGCGAGTTGCGTGGCGAGCTTTGTGGCCACGACATTCCCAGTGGATGGATTGAGCGCGGACTCAACACTATAGGTCTTCGCAATCGTCTGCCGCGCCGACTTGAATGCATCGAGCGCATCTCCGGACAGATTTCGCTCCATCAGTTTCTCGATGGTCTCAGAGAGTGAGCGATACGCTTTACCGAGGCCTTTGTCACCCGATGCATAGGCGGCGCTCGCCTTGTCGCGCAACAGACTGATGGCATCGACGGCCGTATCTCCGTTGAGCGGCTCATCTTTGATAGCCTGTACGATCTTTGGAATATCGTTCTGACCGCCAATGGCCTGCGCGAGCTTGCTCCCCGTGTATTTGCCAGCGATCTCATCAAGACTTTTCGTTGCAGCTTCGTCGAGTGCGACGTCTCCGGCCTGCCGCAATACCTTATAAGCATCGCCGGCCTGTGAGCGAATCGCAGATAGCGCCTCCTTGGTAATTGGCGCATCCTCGGAGAGCTCGAGTGCTCGCTTGGCAAGCGTATTTGTGACCTCCTGATTCTTGGCTGCGGCATCCTGCGCAGTCGCAATCTTCCCACCGATCGACTCAAGGATCTTGTTCGTAGTTGTCGGGTTGGTCGTCGACGGCGGCACGACGTATCCCGCTTTCTGTGAGGCGGCGAGCGTCGCCTGTTTCACGAGATCATCCGTTGGCTTGACGAAGTTTGCGGGTGCTTGGGTCGCCGCCTGCGGCGAAGGCATGCGAGAGCCGACGAGCGCCGAACTCACCAATTCCGCTCCCTTGTTGATGATTCCTTTCGGCGTCGTCGTATAGGAGTCGAGCGAACGATTGAACATCGTCGACGGGAGCTCGTATGGGTATTGGCCAGATGGCTCACGACCTTGAACCAGATTGCGGATAGCGACCCCGCTATCCATGGCGAGAAGAGGAAGGGCGGCAACACCTTGGGCCAATGGCCGAACGAGCGCGCTCGAATAAGGACCCAACAGTTTCTCTTGGGCAGGAGGTTCGGCGCCATTCAGTTGCGCGATCAAAGCCGGATCGGTGACCGGCTTGCGCGCGGGCACCGCATCGAGCTGCTTCAGCAAATTTGGGTCTGTGACCGGCTTAAGTGCCATCGTCCTCGTACCACTGGCCGTTCTGTTGAATGTACGTCTTGCCGTTAACCGTGCGGCGGACGGCTGGCGCTGATGTATTTCCAGCCTGCTTATTCATGCGTTCCAGTCCATCCGAGAGAACCTTGCGGAGATCCTTCAATGCCGCCTTATAGTCTTCCGTTCCCTGCGAACGCTGCAGCCGGGCGATTGCGCTGGTGGCTTTCGTGCCTTCCTGTTCCGTGATTGCGCCAGCGCCTTTGAGAGTGTTGAACGCCTGCAGGAACGTTTGACCTTCAACCTGTTTTGCGAGGGCATCCGCTGCAGCCTGCGACGTACCGGGGACGACAGGAACCTTGCTTGAGATGCCCGTGATGTATTGCAGGCCCGGATGCGCTGCAAGCTTGTCGATCGTATCGATGGACTGCTCGACATTCTGCTTCACGCGCGGCAAATCGAACGCCGCCTGAGCTTGTGATTCTGCCGATTTCTGAGCCCCAGCCTTCGCGCCAGCAATCGCGCCTTGACCCTGCACCTCTGCCGGCAGACTCGACAGAGGCGTCGCCAATGGCGTCCCACCACCTTGACCCGGCCTGGCGCCGGCGGCTGGTTTGTAAACTACTGTCGGCACTCCACCGACATCGACAACCTGATAGTCCGAGCCGACATTGCGCTTGAGTTTCAGAAACTCCTGCTTCTGCTCAGGCGTGAGAGCGGAGAAATATTTGTATGCAGAAACTTCTGCCGGATCGCTCTGCGCTCGAGACTTTGTCTGCCATTCCTCGAATGAGCCCGTGAAGCCGTTTTGCTTCGCGTACTGGTACTCGAGCACGCTTGAGGGTGTCGATTGCAATGGCTTCGCCTGCATAGCCTGGATCTGCGCCTGCATGTAGCGCGAGCGGATGTCGTCCATCTGCCGCTGCTGGCCCATCTGCTGAGCAGCTAGAGCTGATTGGCCCGCGACCTCGCCGAAGGTGCGCGGCGTCGATGAATAGCCAGAATTCGCGAGTAATGCGAGTCCGAAATCTCGAGTGCTGGGTGAGCCTAGAAAGCCCTTCAGACGCGCGAGGAAGGATGGATCATCCGGTGCAACGGCCATAACTTATCCTCCGTATCCGCCCAATAGTCCGCCCAGTACCGCCCCCCCAAGACCCGCATATTGATTGTTGCCAAAGAGACTCGAGCCAAGGCCCGCGCCAACCAGTGCGCCGCCGAGAATGCCTGCACCCGTATTCTTGTAGAGCGGCGAAGTCGTTGTTGACCCATAGTTGCCGGTTACCCGCCCGAGATACTGATCGAGCGCCTGACCCTGCTGGCCGGCATATTCCTGCGCCTTACCCTCGATCGCCGCGCCGGCATTTCCGAGCTGGCCGAGATCGACATAGTCTTGGTTCGCGAGCGGCAACACGGAACCGAGAACACCTTGCTGCAATTGGCGCTCTTGGTTGTAGGCTCCACCATAGATCTGAGTGGCGAGGTCATTGAGCTGTTGAGAACGCAACCCTTCGCTTGCGCCAACATTGCGTCCCGCGCCTGCAAACTGGCTCGCAAGCTGATTTTGCGTTCGTAGCGCGGCCTGATCGAAGGTAGCGTCTAGGTAGGGGTTGCTCCCGAGAAAGCCGCCCTGCAGGCTCTTCTGCGCGTACTGTTGGCCGGCATTGACGAGCGGCGAACCCGCTGTAGAGCGATTGATGACGCCCTGTAGCGCCTGCTCTGACTGCGGCGAGAAGGGGATTACAGGCGTTCCACCCTGATCGTAGAGCCCTCTGGCCTGTCCCAACCCATACTGCAGATAGGGCAGCTGGAATGCAGGCGGTTGAGTTGTCGTCGTCTGAGTCGCCATATCAACCTCTCACAATCTTTCCGGCCGCCGCATCCCAGACGTAACCTTTGGGGAGCGTTGCGGGTTGAAGGCTCTTGCTGAATTGGTCGTACTTCGCTTGCCAGTCGGCTTGATTGCCGTCCGGCGCATAGGTCGCGCCGTACCAGCTTCCAGCAAGGTTATTGAAGTCATCGCTATTGACGAGCGTGCCATCTGGCATCGCGTAGTAGAATTTCGCGGTGCGACCTAATGTTAGTTGTACAGGCCGCGCGCCGGTATAAGCGCTGTACGCCGCGATGTTCCGATCCTTCGATTTGTCGTCATTCAGCGGGCCGCTATTGAGATAGTCCGCCAATGCGAAGCCCACCGCAGCAATAGGCAGGGCTGTCGTCAATCCGCTCGATGCGAGCAATCCTCCGCTAGCTCCTGTCGCTCCACTCGCCCCGGCGGCTCCCGCAGCAGCCCCACTTCCAGCGCCTGCACCCGAAGCCCCCGCAAGAGTTGCTTCAACAGATGGCGTGGCCCAACCACCTAGAAATCCCGCTTCCGCCAACGCGGCATTCGCCGCAGCGCCACTGCCAATACCAGCAAGACTGCTGCCGAGAATGGCTGCGGGCGCGTACCCTGTTGCGAGGCCGCCAGCATCAAAGCCGAGTGCACTCGGATAGCCAATCTGGCCCAGCGCAGCGTTATTGAGATTGGCGCCGGATGCCCATCCCGGTGAGAGTCCACTCGTCAATCCGAGTTTGCTTCCGAGTTCGTTCAACTGGCTCGGCTGCTGGATAGCGGGATCTCCCGTGGTGCTCCCGTTCAATTTGCTATAGAGCTTATTGGCCTGATTCGCATCCTGAAGGAGAGAGAGCGCGCCCCCGCCACTGGCTGAGGCATCACCACTATCATCGGGATAGTTCGAGTACGGCATCATCACGCCAGCATTGGGTCCCCGCTTCGGGCTGCCGGCCATCTGATATGCCTGCTGTGACAGCGGCCCCATGCCAAAATCGAGTAGCCCGCCCGTTCTATCGCCAATGAGTGCGCCCGGCGCGCGCTCCGGCGTCGTCCACATATCTTGCGGAGGAGCGGTGAGCGGCTGGCTCATCGTGGGGAACCAACCGTAGAGATCGGATGTGGCCATTAGGTAAACCCTGAGGGCGCAGCCTCATACTCGAGGCCCTGCGCGGCATTGAACGTACCCGCAACCGTGAGTCGCGCGCGGTGATAGCGAGACGCCACGCCCCCCTTGTCTCGAAAATTGCAAAATCCAGAACGACTGTTGGCGGTCGATTCACTCGTAAACGTCACTGCGCTTTTCCGATCATTGCGAGTTCCCATAGCGGCCGTGACGGCATTTACCGTGACATCGACAAGCGGCTTTATCCCTTGAAGGTCTGCGAAGCCGCCAGGATTGGGTTCGGTCTCACCGGTTGTAAAGATCGCGGTCCCTGGAGTTCCCGAAAACGAGCCGAGGGTACCGCCAGACATTATTCCCATCGGCGGCCCATCGAATGTATCTATTAACCCGCCCATCGAGCCTTCGCGCGATGTGAAGATCGACGATACCGAGTCATTCGCCCTGGTGAATCTATCTGATGCGGGTTCGTAAATGATCATGCGGTTCTGCATTTGATTGCTCGCGCCGCTGATCGCGTAAGACCAGTAGATGAGATTGCGCTTGCCATCATACGCACCGCAGACACGATGCGGATTGGTGAACACCACCTCGGAGATAAATGCTGAGCTTATTTTGTCTCGACTTAACTCCTTGATCGTAACGCCATCCGTGACGAAGAAACCCGACTTCGCCATAAAGTAAGTGAGGGAACTGACGCGCACTATTGAATTTGGAAAATAGGCTCCGCGCTGCTCATCCACCGGGTCTATCTGGAATACGACACTACCGCCGACATAAGTCAGGCGATTTACAGCGCCTTGCTGAAACACCAATCCAAATTGATCGCCACCGGAGATTCCGGTAACGGGACCACGCTCCGGCTGAAAGAAATTTTCGCCAGCCTGTGTAGCGATAGCTGTAGCGGAGTTGGGAACCGGGAATGAAAGCGGATTGTCGATCGCAGACCATCGTATGCTTGCACTGTTCGATGTATCTGTATTGGGGAAATTTCCCACTACCACAAATTGTCCGATGACGCCTACAAATTGAGGACTGGCACCCACTGATACCGCATTGAAGGTCGTCGCGCTTGAGACCGTCACCGCGCTCAACCCGTTCGCGCCGTCGGTTGCGAGGATCAAATTTCCATACTGCTCGAATGACGTATGCAGCGTGCCTAGCGGACTTCGGGCTGCACTTGAGGTGATCCAGCTACTGCCATTGTGCTTCAACAGACGATTAGTACTCACCGCATCAACGGATGCGTAAACAGCAGTACCTGTACCCCATCTAGACATGAATGCGCCACATGCAGTGCCACTGAACGCATTGGCCGTACCCGATCCGCTCAACGGCGCATAGCTCGCATACGCGCCATTCAGAGGAAGTACATTGAGCGCTTCAAGAAGCCCTGGATTGTTGAGCTCAGGCAGATCCGGCAACCACTCCTTGAATATTACGGTGCCGTCGTAGTCGCTCATCCCGCCACCGTATGAGGTGCCGAGCCCGAATAATCTTCTGCCTTCATTCGGCCTCGATAAGCATCGAGCGCAATCGAGTAGAGTCCACTCCATGTTTGAATACGTGGATCATTCTTGATGAAGGGCTCGGCTTCGAGCAGCGAACCATAGAGACAGAGATCCGGCGCATTCACAATCAAAAAGTGAGCAGCGGCATCCGCACCACCGGTCGTATAGCTACGCATGACGGTCGGCTTCGCGTAGTACGTACCCTTTATGGTTCCGGAACTCGCCATTGGTCCTAACTCGAAGTTCGCGCCATTGCGTGCGATGTATGCCGGCGTTCCAGTTCCACCTGCGCGCGGATAGCGCGAATACAATTGATCGAGCGAGATACGCTTGAGTGGTGGCCCCATCTGCCCGGAGATGTAGCTGATCTTCAATCCGAGATAATCAGTCGGAACCGCCGCGGTATCGATTGCCGTGATCGAAACGGAGAACGCTTTTTCGAGCCACGACCCCCAGTTTTCCGGCTCACGCAGAAAGCGCTCTTCCCAGTTCTGCGTAAAGTTCGGCAACCATGTGCTCAGATCGGAACGCGCGAGGTAGTCGCTAATCGCAGTCTGCAGCGTGCTGTATCCAGCGATAACGGCCACTTACTTCTCCCCAATCATGTGCATGGCGTGCCGTTTCGCGCGGTGCCATGGCTCTGAAGCATCACAGTGCGCGTAATGCGCAAACCCTGGAGCGCCGAGTGTGTAATGAATGAGCGACGCAGCGCCCGTGTCCTGTTCCATCGAAAGCGCGTTCCACTCGGGCGGCAATTCGCCGATCTGCGAGTCCTTGAGCCATGAGAACCGATGCAGGAATGAGCCCGGCGATTCTGTGATGAACTCTGGCGTTAGGAGGCGATTGGCTGCATGTGCACAGTTCCAGAGGATGACACTCGACCAATTCTTGCGAGGATAAGACGCGTTATCCGCCTCCATTGGCGTTCCGATGTACTTCCGCTGATGCTTGGTCTTGTAGTCGTGCTGGACGACTGCTACGGCCTTATCGAAGGCGAACTGCTCGCGTAATGCCCAAAGCTTCGCGATGTCTTCCATCACCACCATGTCGCCATCGGCAAAGATGGCCCAGCCGGAGAAGTTCTGCAGGTATGGCGGTAGGAAACGCGAGTATATGAATGCGTTTGAGCCGTCTTTCTGCCCGTCAAAGTCCGCCAGCATCGGCGAGTGCAGCGGATGGAACGCCACTGGAACAGTCGCCTTGTCGAGTACGCTCTGGCAGAAGACGTGATAGCAAGCCGCCTCCCTCGGGTCATACCCGATGTACAGAGGAATCGCGTGTGACATCGGTTAGGTCAGCTTCTCGCCGTTTGGCGCTTCGATTCGTGGCTTCGCATAGGCGATCACGTAGAGCGATCGCTCACCAACGCATTGCACGGTCTGGATATCGAATCGGTCCCAAAGCTTCGGCAACCACCATTGCAGCGGCTGTTGAGTGAGATGCGCGTTACGCCCATCGGGCAGAACCTTCATTGCAGGCCCCGTGTGAATCGTCAGAAGCGCAACGACCTCGGTCAGCGAGACGAGATGGTCAAGCACGTTCTCGAGATATTCCGGCTCGATGTGCTCGAGCACGTCGATGCAACAGACCATTTGCGCCGGGATTGGCGCGGTCGCGAGCTCTTCGAGTCCTGCTCCCGGATCGTAGCCCTGATAGGTAAGCTTGCCGCTGCACTTCAGATTCTTGAGCAGTCCCATTTTCCGACCACAGCCATAATCCAGTAGATGCGTGATCTGAAGCTTCTCGATGATCTGCGAGACGAGCGGCCCATAGTGCTGGGCCATGGTGCCGTATTCTGTCGTCTCGTGCAGATGCTGCTGCTGCTCGCGATAGGCATCAGAGATCAGGATCATGCGAAGCGCGCCTTGAGGTCTTCCACAATCTGCTTGACCGGCCACATTTCACCTTGCTGGCGATAAAGCTTGACCGACTGGTACCAGGGAAGATCCGTATAGCCCTCTCCGTACCGCCACTGAGAAGTGGTCGGGATCAGCGTCCAGGTCGGAACGCCGAGTGCGCCGGAGAGGTGATTGACCGAGGTCTGCATGGCGATGACGAGATCGCAGGATGCGACAAGGGCGGCCGTGTCGTCGTAATCCTTCGTAAGAGTTGCCCAGGGATACTGCTTGACCGGCGTTCCTTGGATCTCCTCGCTCGCGTCCTTGTACTGAAGCGATATCCAGTTCGCGTCGATCGCCTCAAATAGCGGTTTCCACTGATCAAGTGGCAATTTGCGGAATGAGCCCGCGTTTTTCCAGGTGCCGCCAGACCAGGCGATGCCAATCGTAGGCTTGCCGGCATGCAGACTGCGCCACATCTGCGTCCGCGTCGGGCAAGCTTTGAGGTATGGCGTGCCGGGGAAATCTTCCGCCTTATTGCGATAGAACTTCAGGACCTCGAAGGCGGAGATCGATGCATCGATATTGCGCTCCTCCTCCGGCCAATCGAGTTTCTTCTCCCAACGCGTCCCGTGCACGATGGCACCTGGGAACGAGCGTTTGAATAGCTTCTCTACCCGCGCATCGCAGTCGAGAATCAGACGGCCGCCGGCTTCTTGCTGTGATCGAAGAACTTCTGGAATCGCCGAGGCCGCGCAGATCTCATCACCCAATCCCTGCTCGCCGTAGATGACGAGCGTGCCGCCGGCCTTGCCTTCCCAGCGCGGTTCTTTGCCGTATCGGAACTCGGCGCGGTAGTTTGAGCCGATCGAGGCCGAATACCACTTCCATGCCTCGCCCCATTCGCGGCGCGCCAGCAGACATAGGCCGAGATTATGACGAGTGTTGGAATCCTTGGGGTTCGCCGGATCGAGATCGAGTGAACGCCGGATGAACTCCTCGGCCTTTGAGAACTGGCCGAGATCGAGGTATACGCTGCCGATATTGTTGTTGTACAAGGCGCGTTGGGCGTCAGTCTGCGCACGCTGCAACGCTTTGCGATAGCAGGACAGCGCCTCCTCCATCCGCCAGAGATTCTGCGCCATATGGCCGTGACCGACCCAGGTCTCGGAGCGATCCGGCCGCAACTCCGTAGCCCGTTTGGCGAGCGTATAGGCAATGGCGGTTCGATTACCTTGCTTCAAGCAGGCCGCGAGGATGGTCAGCGCCTGTGCATCCTCGGGATTCTCGAGCAGGTACATCTCGGCCATCGCCCCGGCTCGGGCGTAATCCCCTGCGATGTAAACCTTGTTCGCCTGTCGAATCTGTTCGTTTTCGCCTTGCGGCTTCAGTTGAATGACTTGTGCCATTAGTGCGCCAGCGTGTGTCGCTTCTCTGTTGTTTTGAGATAGGGGTAATCGCGATTGATCACCTCGAAAGCTCGTTTCATGTGATCACGCTTGAAAATGTCGATTCCATGCTTGAAGCGCAGTTCCAGAATCACAACGGGCGGAATGCGCGCGTAGAGCCACAGATCATTCTTGATCCCGTGATCAGTGAGGCCATTGATGCGCTCGGTCTTGGTCAGCTCCAGCACTGACTCGACATCCTGTCGATAATGAAGCTGGATATGTCCATCGTACGAATCTTCGAGCGTCTCGACTCCGCGCAACGGATCGAAATCCACGAATTTGCTCATGAGTATCCCAGCATCCCGCGCTCCTTCACGATATCGGCATCATTGGATATGCCCTCGACTTCCTCGTCTGCGTACCACTTATGCACCTTGGACATGCTTGGGAATTTGATGCCAAGTGCGGGCGTGCCGATTTCCTCGATCGTGCCGATTTCGCCCCTGCCCATACCGACATGGTCTTTGCCGGGCTTTACTCTCACTTTGTCCCCAACAGAGTATTTCGTCGTGGTCGTCTTGGACATATTCAGCCCATGAAAAGATGGGCGGGTGGCGGTCCCCGCCCCGAATGATTAGGCAGCGCTCACAACCTTCGACGACGCCGCGTTGTTGCGACTGACGAGCGTGAACTCAGACGAGATCAGCATCTTTTCCGCCTCGCCAGTCTTGGCGAGTGGCGTCTTACTGAACCCGCGCAGGAACGCGACGGCCCAGTAGTCCGGGTCGATGCAGAGCACGACGCTCGAACGCACATACCGAGACAGCACGACCATATGCGGTGAGCCGAAGCTCGACACATACATGTTGGCCGCCCCGATGATCGTCGCCTGCTTGTTCGGCGCGCTGTCGACGAAGCGCGTCGCGATACCACTGAATGTATCGATGACTTTCTTCTGAGCCGCACCCACGAGGATCACACGTGGATCTCCGCCGTCCTCCCATGCGCCTTGCAGAGCGGCCTTCAATTGGCCTTCTGTGAGCGCCCCTGTCGTGGTGCCATCCGTTGGCGCGGCAACTGCGCCAGACGCGAATCCTGGCGAGGTCGATCCTGAGGACGCCGTCGCGGCCACGACATTGGATGCCTCACCCTGCGTTGTCGTAGTCGTGCCATTGCCGATCCACGATTCCATGCCGGCAGAACTGCGCGCCGTGGCCGTGCCACCCTGTGCACCACCCGCACCGCCCGATGAGCCCTGGTTGCCGACGAGCGCGAGCTCGACATCCCTCTTCAGCTCCTTCAAGAGCTTCATGCCGAGGCGGCCGCGCTCGGATTTGCGGCCCGCCTTCTCGACGGCTTCGAGAGTGTCAGACACTGCGAAGGTCTTGAAGGCGATCTGCGTCCAGTTGCCCAGACGCTGCGCCGGCGCGGCCGTGGAGAATGCGGCGTCCGCGCCTTCGATCTGGCGGTTCGCCGTCGCACCCGCGAGGCTGTCGGCGAGCCATTCGTGATAGACCGCGCTTGCTTCCACGCGATCGAGGTTCGACAGAGCCCATGTGTCCATTGGGTCCAACAGGAAGATCACGTCTTCCAAATCTTCCCGAACGTTCGTCGCCATCGTCAGCGAATTGGCGATCGAGTTGGTCCAGGTCGTACCTGTAACTTGTGCCATTTACCTTTTCCCGAAAATCTCCATAACGCGCGCCTCGACAGCGGCCTTGCGCTCGATGGGCTTGCCTTCTGTGCGTGCGACGGCCTTACGGAAGTTGAGTTTGTTCTTCACATCCGACGGCATGGGATTGGAACTCGACACCTTGGCGGCCTTCGCCTGCGCGACAGCGGGCTGCGCCGATTGGCGTGCCTTGTCGTACTGCGCGGCCTTCCACAGCGTGATCGCGAGACGCGGGTCGGTATTCGCGCGGCGCAATTCGTGATCGGTATACCCTTCTGACAGGGCATGCTCGGTCACGGCCTTGGCCAGCGCGGGATTCCAGCCCGGAATGCGTTTCGCGACGACAGATAGTGATTCGTTCACGAGCTTCGTGTACGCATCATGCTGTTTGCGTTCCCAGTCCTGCCGTTTCTCGCCGATGGACTTTTCGAGTGCGACTTTCTGATCGCGCCATCCATCGAGCTGCAGCTTGTAGCGCAGAGCGTCCTCAGTGGACATTTTCGACCAGTCCACGGGCTGCTGAAGTGCCCAATCCAGGGCCTGCAATTGGTCGTGTTCCTGCTTCGTATCCTTCTGGAACTGCTCGGCAAGTCTCGCGATTTGCGATTCGTGCTGAAGCACTTCCATGGTGCGGCGCTGGTCTGCGACTTCTTGCGTCTTCTTCGTGTAATCGCTCTGTCGGATGATCGCCTCTTTCAGCTTCGGCGGGACTTGATAGGTCTCGCCTTCGTACTCGACTTCCTCGAAAGCGGGCGCAGTCGATTCGGCGGCCGTCTCATCGGACGGCACCTCCTCGCTTGTTGCGTCTTGCGGTTCGGGGACTTGGTCGGTTGGCTGTTGAGGCTGAGGTGCAGGGGCTTGGGGCTTGGGCTTCATTGTCCGTTCAGGACCTGCGAGCCATGCGCCAACTTGCGCCTCAATAGATTGCGAGTCCGCCATAGGGGCGGCTTGTTCGCTGGTGTTCATGGATTACCTTGGGAGTATGAGTAGAGAGTCCGGCTCGCGCGTCTTGAAGTAGTCGCGCAATTCAGCCGGTGAATGAAACTGCAATTGAGACGGCGAGGCTTTGAAGGACCACTTGCCGGATCTGTCCTTGATCCATTCGCCGCCCGTAAGGCCGTCAACTCCGCTGTACTGGCTCTCACTCGAAAAGGTCGGATGATTGGGCTTCTTGAACGTATCCGGGAAGTGCCCGTTATCTTCCTGCCCTGCGTTCGCCTTGAAAGCTCCACGGAGATCGTAGTCGTACATGTCACGGGACACGTCTCGGCCATTCTTAGCGCCCAGATCTGTCAGCCACATCTTGAACGCCAGTTCCTCATCCGGCGTCAGTTGCGTGTTGTAGCGCCCAGTGAAATCGTTGGGATCGCCCAGCATTGCCTGCGGGACCTGCGGGAGTAATGGACCACCGAGACTAAGCAAGGCCAGACCCACGGCACTACCTTGGGTTGAGTGCCCGCCATTCGGCGGGTGAAAGATCACGGTTCTGCATGCGCAGTTCTTGCGCGGCAAGCTTGCCGTTCTGGACTGCAAGCTCGAGATTGCCGCGGACATCCGTCAGGATGCGCAGCATCAACTTCAATTCGTGCTGACCTTCATGATCACGCGTCGGCGTGCTTTCCCATCGCTCGATGATTGCTGAGCGAACATCCGCAAAAGCCTTGGTCAATATCTCGTCTTCCAACAATCGTTGCGCACGATTGCCGGCAAAGATCTCGGCCTCCTTGGTCATGCGCTGCCCGCGATTCTTCCGTCAGCCCCGCGCTGTATCGCCTGTTGAGCGAGCACAGAACCGTCCGCGCCGACGATATCCACACCTTCGGCCTTGCCATCCTTGCCGCGACGTATCGTGCGCTTGGCCGTGAGGATGGTTGCGAGAGCGTCTTGGATTGAGACCACAACGCGTTTCAGTTCCTCTGCAAGCGCCTGCACCTTGCCATCCACTTCCTGAACCGGAGACGCCTTGAGGCGCGCGCGATGTTCTTCGAGCTGCGCCGTCTGCTGACCCTCGAACTGCTTCATGCCCACGGAGTGCTGCGCCTTGAACTGCTCGAGGTCCTTGGCGTGCTGCGCTTGATGGGCGGCAATGGTGAGCTTCACTTCGGCATCCTTGTCGGTCTTGTACTTCTCGACCTGCAGTTCGCCCTCCTTGATCTTCTCCTGGCTGTGTAGTTCCGCCGCCTTAATCTTCTCGGCGCTCTGCGTCTTCATTTGCTCGGCCGCCATGATCGTCGGATCGGGCTGCGGCGGACCAGGGGGCGGCACCTTCGCCGGATCGGTCACGAATCGCTGCGGCGATGAGAAATCCGCCGCTTTGGCGAGCTCGATATTTGTCTCGTACACATTGCGGGCTTGTGTTGTGGGCAGACCGAGCTGAATCTCCTGAAGCTGGTTCGCGCGCAACAGCATCAGGCGATTGATCTGCGCATCCTTGTTACCGGCGGCATAGCCGACCGAAATGCGGAAGTCTGTTCGGCGACGCCAGGTCGATGGATCGATCTCGACCCAGTTTCCTTGCAGCTTGATCGACTCAGTGTGATGGCCACCCTTGAGCACGAGGGCATGCAGGACCGCAAATAACCGCTCGATGCCATTGGCGAAGTGCCGTGCGACCTGCTCGACCCGCTGGGCCGCCATCGTCGAAAGCTGCTGGATACCGCCTGAGGTCTTGTTCAGCGCGTTCTGATCGGTGCCCTGGAAATAACGATTGACGCCCGTGCGCCCTTCCGTCATCTGCTCGAAGTATCCCAATGCCTCCACGACCTGCGGGAACACGAAGGGAATCGGATAGACGCCGAAGTCCTGCCCGAAGATTGCGCCGTTCCTCGTGCGCGTAATGCCGCCAGGACGTGACACGAGCATGTCATCGAGATTGACCTTGGACGGGTCGCCGAACTTCTGCGGGTTGTTCGAGATCTGCAGATTGTCGAGGCCGTTGCGTAGCGTGACTGTCTTGATCTGCTGGATGTCGATCGTATTGTCGGCCGGGCACATCCCGATATGACGATGCGGAAGCGGATCAGGGCAGAGCACACCGATTGGAATCTCGTTCTGCTCTTCGCGAAAGACGACCTTCTTGCCGACAACGACCGCATAGTTCAGTTCCGCAATCCCGTCCTCGTCCGTATCGTGCTGAAGCCAGCAGTAGCGCGTGAGCACACGACGCATGGCCGGATCGAGTGCGTTCTCATCCTCCTGGTGCTCATTGAACTGGTCGCGCGCGGTGTCTTCAGGGGCGGGATAGCGATCGTCCGCAACGGATTCGACATCGTCCTCGATCTTGTAGCCATCCTTGCGTAGGTCGGAGATCGTCACCCAGTCAAAGTATTCAAAGTACGGGCAACCGAGGAGCTGGACCTGCTTGTGCTTCTCCGATACGCGGACCCGCTCAGGCGGCAGCACCTCGATGCAATAGCCGACATCCTCTTTGACGCGCCGGATCTCAAGGTCGTAGAGCATCGGCGGCGGAGGTGGCGGCTGCATGGCCGGTTGACCCGTCTGCGGATCGATGACCGGCACGGGGCCTTGCGGGCCCATCTGCATCATGGGCTGCGGCGGCGGAGCCTCGTAATCCGGGTCCGGATATTCCTTGATGCCGACCACTTCAGGCTTGTCCTGCATGATCATCGAGACGCCAACTTCAGTCTGGCGTTCGTACTTCTCCAGCTCGATCTGCCGGCGCTTCTCTTTGTAGCAGTAGAGATAGCCCGCTTTCGTCAGCAGCGCATCCTTGGCCGCGGTCGTGAACGTCTCGAACCAATTGTTCTTCTGCAGGACGAGATAATTCAGGTACTGCGCCTCCTGCTTGGCCCCAGCCTCATCATCAGGCCCGAGTGGCGGAAGCTCTACGACGTCATCGCCGTTGGCGAAGATGCGCGCAAGTGAAGGGAGCATCCATTGAATCGTTTCATAGACGGTACGGTCTACGACTTGTGAACGTCCGTCAGGAGCGGGCAGCGTGTTGCGGCCGAGATAGGCATCGATTGCCGCTGCACGCTCATTTGAGAGATCGCTGTCCTCGCCACCATAGGCAGTTTCGGCAGCGCGCTCGATGGCGTTGTACAGGCGTTCGAGATCGGGCACCTAGACGATTCCTGCGTTTGAGTAATTCAACTGCTTACCCCATCCACTCGTCTCGCTCATGATCCGTTCGGCTGAAATCGCCATGAGACCGAATGCATCAGCGCCGTGGCTCGACCAGTCGTGTTCAGGACCGAGGCCAATCGAGCGATTCTCGTCCTTCTTCTCGTGATACCAGCCCAGAGCATCGATGCCGCCCTGCGTGGTCTCTTCGTTGAACCAGCACGAGGGGAAGTATCGGCGCCCTGCTTCGATGCGCTGTTTCGCTGCGCCTTTGCCCTGATTCGGGACGACAGTCACCTCGTATTGCGCAGCCCGTAGGGCCGAGGCGTACGAGACATCGTGCACCTTGTCGTTCGTGTCGCCGTCATGTGGCAGCCAGATCTGCGCCTTCTTCGGTGCGTAGCCGCGCTCACGCATCCAAGCCATATGTGTAGCGAGTGGCTGACCTACCGCCTCGTAGTAGTCGAGTACGCGGATTTCCTTCCCGATGAACTGGGCAACCCAGATCGCAACTGCGTCTGCCTTGGCCCCTGTGCCACCGATATCGAAGAACAATCGGTGCGTCATCAGCGGATCGGC